TGGGGATTGACTTAGTATTTCTGTGTTATTAATAAAGAATTTAATATTACTATTTGCTATGTCTACAGCGACTCCTACTACAGCATTATTAAAGTTACTACCACTAAAGGTTTGCGCTCCAAGTGCAGTTCCACCAGTTGTTGCACGATACGCAACTGCTTGTGTATTACCGTCAATATAAAGAGTAAATAAACCTTTGACATATCCACCATCTGGTCTACTTCCTTCATCATAAGCATTACTATTTTCATTAGCTAAAGCAATACCAACATATGCAAGTGCATCAATACCACGAACTTCAAAATATATTTTTTTAGTTTTAGGAATTAGTTGAGTACCATTAGCGTGAGTCCAATCATCACCATCTTTACCAAATGATAAATTACCTTCTGACATCTTGGCTGACTCTTCACTCCATTGCCAACCTAAAGGATTAAGCGTAGCAAAGTTATTTGTAGGACTATCAAGCATCTGGTCTGTAGCTGCTAAACCAGAACCTTGAACAGAGTAATTATTACCTTCACCCGAAGTATCTAAACCTAACCCAGTAGCATTAGCTGTTGATTGTTTAAATTCTAAACGATAACCATTAGTACCAAATGTTAGCGTGCTAGTATCTATAGGTTTCCATTCTCCATAATTACCTGTCTCACCAAATGAATCAGCATTTAAAGCTGTACCATCTATAAAGTTTACATCTGCCATATAACCTTTAAATTTTTCAGCATTATCACCATCCTCAAAAGCACCACCTACTGTAACTGTGACTGCTGGTGATGTTCGGTTCATATATCCGTCTGTATTTTGAGAAGGATAAGTGGCAACACTAAAATCTGTTAAACGTACACCATTTACATATATACGAGCTCTATTACCTGCTGTTCCATTTGTTGTGTCCCATACGCAAACTATGTTGTACCAAGCTGAATTATCATTAAGTTTAGCATTTGTTTTTAATCTTGCTACGTGTGTATTACCACCGTGTAAACTTCCATCTCCACTATATAATTTAAATTCTATAGAACCATCACCATTTATTCCTATCCAATGTTGGTTGTTAGAAGTACCACCACTCCACCAACTAAATAATTGTTGTCCTCCAGTTATAGCTCCTTTCTTAACCCAAGCACTCCAAGTCCAAGTTCTTTGATTTCCTGCAGCTTGGTCGTGGGTTAAAAAAGAAGTAGTTTCTTCAAACCTAACACTATTAGTTATTTCGTAACCACCAGATGGTGTCATCCATGTTGTAGCATCAAAAGCCATATCTAAATCCTATGAAAAATCAAGTTGTGGAGTACCTAATAGTATCTTTCCTGCTGCTTGTACAACATAAGGAAGAATATCAACATCGGCTGCACCAGCACTTAAAGTAATTCCTGCATTAGCAGGTGTAAAGAATTGATCTCCGTGTCCTAAAGTTCTACTACCAGTACCATCTTGTATTAATACAATAAAGCCAGACTGTCCTACAATCTCTGTAGTAGGGTTAACTAATATAGTATTACCTGTAAGCGTTAAGACAAAGTTATTGTCTGCACTAAAGTCTAGTGTTACATTACCTGTGTTAGATGTATCTGTAATTGTTCCTGCAACTGCACTACCTGCAACCGTTAAAGCTGCATCTAAAGTTGTTACGCCTGTTACATCTAAAGTACCAGCTAAATCTATATTAGTTTCTAGTTTTGCTCCTGTTACTTGTGCATCTGCTATATGTACTGTATCAATACTTCCATCTACATACATATCAGAATTAATACTATTGTCTGCCATCAAAGCTGCTGTAATTTGGTCATCTTCAATGTGAGCAGTTAAGACTGCATTATCAGCAATAGCTGCACTTACAATTGCATCATCAGCAATATGTTCTGCGCCGATTGCATCATCAGCTATAATGTCGCCATCTACTATATCTGCTGCTAAGTGTTCGTGGTCAATACTACCATTTACATATTGTGCAGAATCAATTGAGTTAGCTGCCATCATTCCTACAACTACTTGTACTTCACCAATTGCACCAGCACTAGCTGCACCTAATAATCTATTAGCTGTTGCTGTGTGTTGCATCTTAGCATAGGTAACTGCATCATCTGCTATCTTGGCGGTAGTTACATTAGCATTTAATATCTTAGAAGTAATAACTTTATCAGCACCAATTGTAAGAGCGCCACTACCTGTTACATCTCCTGTATGAGTAGCGTTTGTATTCTTAGCAGTGTTAGCTGCAATTGCTGTGTTAATTGCGTTAGCTAATTTATCTGCTGTAACTGCATCGTCTGCTATTTCTGCTGTGCCAACTGCATTATCAGCTAAGTGTTCATTGTCAATACTAGCTGCTGCGTAATGTTGGCTGTTAACTACATCATTACCAATAGCTGTTGCATCAACTGAACCTGCTGCGTAATGTTCTGCATCAATAGAATCTGCTGCAATGTGCTGACTATTTACAACATCATTTCCTAAAGCAGTTGCATCTACACTTCCTGCTGCATAATGTTCTGCATCAATACTATCCGCAGCTATATGGTCACTATCAATTGCATTGTCTGCAATCTTTGTTCCATCTACAATGTCTGCTGCTAAATGCACTCTGTCTATAGAGCCATCTACATATTGGTCTGAGTTAATACTATTAACACTCATGTGTGCAAAATCAACTGCACCATCGGCTATTTGATCAGAATCAATTGCATTATCTGCCATCTTAGCATTTGTAACATTGTCATCTAAAATCTTTACTGTTGTTACAGCGTTGTTTGATAACTCTGCTACTGTAATAGAGTTGTTAGCTAGGTCTGCTGCTACAATAACATCAACTCCAATCTTAGCTGAAGTAATTGCGTTGTCTGCAATCTCTGTTGTGCCTACTGCTGACGCTGCAATGTGTTTATTTAATACTCCATTATCTTTTAGAAGATTATCAATAGTAACTTTTTTAGAAGCACCATTATCGCTAATTAATAATTCTTCTCCTCCACCAGTATTGGTTTTTGCTGTTAGTGCTGATACTTTAATTTGTGCCATTAGTCTTGCTCCGCTATTATGTAATGTAAATTGTTATCGTCATTTGCATCTCTAAGTGTTTCGTGTACTATGTAATCGTAATCTTCTCTTGGTAATCCTTCTGCAGCAGGACTTCCTTCTGTTAAAAATTCTATTGCATTTGTTGCTGAAGGAGTAAATTGTTCATCGTATATTCTTCTAAATCTTGCAGCATTTAGTAATTTTTGCTTTCTCCAATGCATCCTTTTTGGCATTATAGTTGTACTCCAAATTTTTTATTTCTTTGTGCTACATGTTTTAAAAGTCTTTGTCTTTCTAGTTCTAAGTAATCTTCAATTTCTTGAATAGAAGAAAAAGAACGCTCATGTGTTTTAGATGTTAAAGTTTTTCCATCTTTTGGTTTATCATAAGTTGATGAAGTTGCTTTTGTTTCAGAATCGCTTGGTGTTTTTGTTGATGCAAATTCTGGATTGTATTTATTTGCAGCTACTTTAGATGTGTCTTTGTTAGCTTGTAAACTTGTAGAACCATAAGTAGGTGCTTTAGAACCACTACCTACAGACTCAAGTTCTTCTTTAGGCATTATCATATCTTCAAACATTAATAATAAGTTATCAGCTTCATCTTCTGGCTGCTCTTCGTTATTAAATATAAGTGCATTATCATCCATGTAGTGTTCTAATGTCATAAACTTATCATCAGTTTCTACTTGATACTTATATTCTTTTTCATAAGTAGCACGAAGTAATGCCTCCCATAAAGAACGCACTTGATTCTTAATCTTTTGAACCTCTAATGAATCTGCTAAATGCTCTGGAGCACAAGTATCTTTAAATATGTCCACTAAATTTATCCTTATAATGTCCGTTTTTAGTTTCGCTTACTCGTTTCTTTTCTCTTTGCGTAAATAATGTTGAGTCATATCCAAAGGTAGGGCGTATATCACTATTAATAGTTAATATAACTTTACCTTTTTTACCACATTCTGGGCAATCTTTTTTAAATTCCCTTTCTTTGTATGAACATAGTTCTTCAAAAACATGTCCTTCTTTACATTCATAATCGTAATATGGCATACAACTTTTTATAATTAATTCAAAATAACCCCCTCGTAAGAAGGGGTTACAGTTTAACTAACTATCTTAGTTCGCTGCGTCTACAACAAAAGCAACACCAGAAGAAGCACGAAGAACGCCTACTCCATAGATAGTATCAGCAGTGAACAAATCACCTAAATACTCTTGCTTATATTGTGTCTGTGAACGAATACCAACTTGTTCTGCTAAGACTAGAGCGTCTTTATGCATCATTACACCAACTCTGCTTGTTCCTACAGTTGGGCAATTGTTAGATACCATAATATCCATACCATAAATCATACCAATTTGACCAGTCTTAATAGCATCACCGTTACCTATATGTGTTTGCTCAGTAAATCTTGGTAAAGAAAGTATTTCATTATATGCTACTGGTGGAATAACCATAACTCTGTTATCCATTGGAACATCAGCACTATCTAATGTCAGAATCATTTTACGGATTGCTGCATCAGTTAAATCGGCTGCGTTGTCTGAACCACCAGTATAAAGAGTAGCACCATCACTACCAATTACTGCCTTCTCGAACAATGCATTACCTGTACCACCTATAGTACCAGCTTGAAAAGCCTCTGCTTGTGCAAATAAGTCAGTATCAACACGAGTAGCAAGTGCATAACCTGCGTCATCTGTGTAGAACTTTCTCATTGATGCAAGCGATTGTACTTCAGCAATATCTTCAATCAACTTTGAATACTCATAATGAGTAGCAATGTCAATTCCAATTACTGTGTTAGTAGCTGCACTTAATGTTACTTGAGTGTCTGCTGCTTTAAGTGATGCTGCACCTCTTGCTGGAACAGGGATATAAACCTTGTCGCCTTTCTTACCTTTATGTGATAGTTTTGTTACTACATTAGCCATCACTAATTGTTTTTTATACGCACCTATTACTTCATCGCTCCACAACTCGGGGATGAAGTTATTAGCTACGGCTCTTGTTACTGCTGGACTGCCACCAAATGCCATTTTCTTCTCCTATTAAATGATTATTTTACCCTGCCTTCTGCATACGCTTCCTGTATTTCTTCAGAAAGTGAAGCATAACGGTTCGGGTCTGTTACCTGTAGATTGATTAAATCAGACCTACGGTACATTTTTTTGCCACCGACAGATTGTGTGGAACGAGTTTCAGATACAGTTTGTCGTAATGCTTTATCAACTTTAGCCTTCTCACTTTTCTTAACCTCTTTAGTTTTTGTAACCATGTTGACTTTATCATACATGTCAAAGAGCTCAATAGCGTAATCTGGCCTATAATCTGCGTCTGCTTTACGGAAAATATCTTTTCTAATTTCACTAGCACCTACCCAATCTTGAAAAGCCTTGTCTGCGACACGAGTTTCCCAGTCTGGATATGCCTTTTCAAGTACATTCAACTTTTGTTGATTGGCTTGTTGGGCTTGTTGCTCTCTTGCTTTTAGTACATCTGGATGATTTTCTATAGCTGAGTTAACTGCTTTAGCAGGGTCAGTATAAAAAGCATCTTCAAAACTAACTGCTTCTTCTTGTGGCTCTTGTACTTGAGTAGTCGATTTATTTTGTGCTTCAAGCAAACTTTGGATTAATTTCCGTTGTTCTCCAACTTCTGACCCTTGTTTACCAAACGCTGATTCAGCGTTCTGATGCATTTCAATGACTTCTTGCATGGACTTACCCGCATATTTTGTAGGTACTTCGTATTCTGGTACTGCTTCAGCTACCGCCTCTACTTCTTGTGTTTCTTGTGTTTCTACCTGCGTTTCTGTTATGGGTTGTTCTTGCATTGGTGCTTCGTCTACTATAATACTCATTTGTTCTCCGCCCAAATAGGGTTGTGAAGTTTAATTATGTTGGATTTCCGTCTTGGAGTTCTTCCAACGCTAGGTTTGTTGCAGTATCTAAACTTAATAAAAAGTTTATAACACGCAACTGACCCTTGATTACCCAAAGGTCTTGCTCAGAGTTTATATTATCTAAATTAATAATACTTCTCTCTAAATTCTCTATCTCTTCTACTAAATCGTACCATCCTTCGCTTCTTGTCATGTTTATTCTATCAGATAAGAAGGCCTCGTCTGTCTTTGGCATAGTTACTGTACTCTAGTATTAATTGGTCTACTGTTCCCAGCTTCTCTTGCTTTAGCTAGGTTTAATAAAGTTTCAGATTTAAGATGTTCTACTTCTGGTACATTTCTAGCTGTTTCAGAGCGTTGTCTTTCTGTATCAGCAGCCATCTTGTCTAAACTAAGTGCAGTTTTCTGCATGTTTTGTTGTTGTTCTATTGCATCCATTTCATTTGGCTGTAATGAACCAGCTTGTGCCATATGTAATTGTGCTTTAGCTTGTTCTTCTTGTGCTTCAGCTTGTGTCTTAGCAATGTTTGCTTGTGCTTGCTGCATTGTTAGTTGCATGCCCATTTGTTGCATTTGTTCTGCTTCTGGATTAGCTTCTTGACCTTGAGTCAGAGCAAATACTATTTGGTCGCGGTTATGTATACTAGAATTTTGCATCATAGCTAAAAGTATAACATTAAATGCAGGTGATTCTGCTGGTATAGCTTGTAACATCTGTACCATTTGCTGCATTTCTAACTCTTTCGCCATAATACCCATAGTAGAATAAGGTACAAATTTAAAATCACTAACAGGGTATCTATCAACATCAAACTGTATC